AAAACACGAAAGAAGTACTAAGGATTTGGTGAAAGCAGCAGTATCGGGATGGTTGGGCACTGCGCTTGAATTTATGGATTTCAAGAGTCATACGTGTCAACTATTTGATAAATATTAAATTAATTTTTCATTGCTTCGTTATGGGGCATGGTTGGGGCAAACTCGCTTAACTGTGTATTTAACAAAGCTACCTGTGCATTATTGTTTTCAGACATCCATTTTCCGTATACCTGAAATACCATTTGCGCATCTGCATGGCCCATCTGGTTTGCTATAAATGCCGGGTTAGCACCAGCTGTCAGCGACCAGCAGGCATAAGTATGTCTCGACTGATATGATTTTCGATGGCGGAGTCCGGCACGTTTTATCGCTGCGTCCCACATCTGCCTTATTGAGTCAACGGTAAAATGGTCACCATAATTTTTTACTCTCGCTGACACTTCAGGTTGAAAAACAAAGGTGCATTTTTGTTTTTCTGTTCTGCCATACTCTCTGAGGTGAACATCAATGATATGCTCTTTGCTCAGTCTCGTTAATGTCATCTGACTCCGGAGAGCGTCGATTGCTGGCTTAATAAGATGAATGACCCGATTGGTTCCCGCCTGTGTTTTTGGTACCGTGAAACGGTCTTTTGCTAAATTTCTCCTGATCATCATTGTTCCATTTTTCAGATCTATGTCCTCCCATCCAAGTGCACACAGCTCACCAGGGCGAACGCCAGTATAAACAGAAACACACCATAAATTTTTTGCTTGCTGATTTCTGCACGCATCGATAAGACGGATAAATTCCTCCCGCGAAAGAGGATCCGGAATGGTTCTTGATTCCTTTAATGGCGAGATCCCCTTAAACGGATTATCTGGCAGGTAACCGTTATCAACACCAAACTGGAACACGGCGTTAAGATTTGTCATGTAATTATTTACAGTTACAGCCGATCTCCCTGGTTGTGTAACAATATAGTTACTTTTGGGGATCTGGTATCCAGTCAGTAGCTCTTTACGAACCTCCAGTAATTTTTCTTTATTAATCGATGAGGCAAGATTTTTTTCACCGATTATGCTCAGGATATTTTTGATGACGGCACGGTATGTGTTGAGTGATGTTTTGGCGACTTCAGTTTCTTTCAGTGCCAGAAATTTTTCAGCCAGTTCTTTTATGGTTAAATCTTGTCGGGCCTCACCAAATTTTTCCAGATTGCGTGAGGAGGGAAACTGTTTTGCATAGTCGAAAACACCAGTTTTTATTGCGTAACAAACAGAGGCGCGTAGTTCACCTGCAACGCGCCTGTTTTTTGCTGTGTCAGGAACCCCCAGATTTTCCCTGACTCTTACGCCTTTATAAACAAACCAGATACGTAATTTCCCTCCATGGTTTTCCACGCCTGTCGGATATTTCATTTCAACCTCTCTCATTAGTTAGTGTGGCTTTTAGTCAAGTAAGATGACGTCTTGGTCTCGCTGATGCCTGGCGCTCAATCCAGCGATCAATTTCTTCCAGGTTGTAAAAGCATGGACTGTTATCCCATGGCATACCGTCATGAGCGACATGCTTATATTCCCTTCCTTCCATAAACGATTTTTCCCGGGCCTTTTTTAACGTACCTTTTTTTATTCCTTTCAGCGCAATTAACTGCTCTTCGGATACCCATTTGCCGGGAGAGACAATCATGATTACTTCGCTCATCGATTTCTTTATCTCTTACATCAGACGAGCGCCGGTTGCAGAATACCAGTCACAACCGGCGACAGTTGAACATTAAGAATCAGCCTGACTCGGGATCAGTTTTTGCCAGATAACTGAAACGTATTTTGCCTGGTAACGGGCGTCATCAAGTGCATTATGCCGCTCACCTTCGAATGGAATAGCCGTTCTGGCATCGAAGTCTATGGCTTTCCCCAGCTCAACGATTGTGCGTACATCGCGATCGTTGTAGTAACGCCACGGGCAGGGGATCCCCTGCCGTTCGTATGAACGGCGCAAAATCGTGTTGTCGAAGTTGGCTCCATTTCCCCAGACCTGAACAAAAAATTCACCGGAGTTTTCGTCGATAAATTCCCGCAATTGTAACAGTGCATCATCTAACGGGATTTCATCGGTCATAATGGCAGACTGCGCTTCACGTGATTGCTTCAGCCACCATTTAATGACGTCACGATCAATGACTCCGCCAGCAGTATTCAGATCTATGGTCTTGCTAAATTCCGGTCCCATATCTCCGGTTTGTGGATCGAAAAATATTGCGCCTATTGAGATAATCGGGGCATCAGGATTTTTTCCCATGGTTTCAAGGTCGATCATTAGATGGTCACACGTCCTGCTGGTGGATGTGATAACGTGATGACCGTTCACCGTAATTAAGGGATCTGCCGTCTCGCCAGTTTCACTATCGCTGGCGTGGTCCTGAGCGCTGCCAGCATTCTCCTTGTGTGGATGTTCAGCGCCTTCCATTTTCTCCGAATCGTCTTCCTGAACTTCAACCTGGTTCTTGTCATCGAATGTTTCCTGGTATGTTGCGTCGCCCATCACCGCACCACATTCAGGGCAGTTGCCGCCGCCGGTCTGACCGCAGGCGGTGCAGATTTTTTCCGCTTCCTGTTGCGCTACTGGCTCAGGTTGTTTCGTTTCTGGCTCGTTTTGTAACGCATTTGGGCTGTTTTGTTCCGCTTTCTGGTCGTTCTGTTCCGTTTCTTGCTGGTTCTGGTTCACTGAATCGCGGGTTTCAATCCCCTTCACCCATTTCGGATCATTCGGATCGCTAATCCCTGCAACAAATTCACCACGTGATACAGCAAGCAACTGATTGGCGTCAGGCTGGCTGATATTGGCTGCCTGCATAATTTTGTTTACTTCGTCAGCGGTAATTTTTACCGGCTCTGGTTGTGCGGTCGTGTCAGATGCACCAGTATTTTGTTGTGAACCTGAGTATGTACCGTTTTTGCGGGCGAAATATTCTTCTTTCGTGATTTCAGTAGCCCCGGCAGCCAGCGCCTTATCCAGACCAGAAAGTTTGTTTGCGCGACCGTATTTTTCGCCATCCTTGTCGGTAAAGAGGAAGTAGAACGGCCCCTCACGCTCTACAGATGGTTCGACTTCCACTTTGCATTCAGTTTTTTCGTTGCCCGGAATTGCCGTTTCCACTGCATCAGTTTCTGGTACTGGCGACGAGAGAGTATCAGTTGCGCTCTGATTTGTTCCTTCATCTTCAAACACGCCCTTTGTAGTCAGGTATTTAGTAATGTATTTGTTCAGTGCCACAGGGTCTTTGTGAATGTCGATCGGACGTTCACGGACAAGGCCAAAAATAGTCTGGCGGTCGTAGCGAAGGGCATCAGGCTGTTTGCGCATTGATGCCGAGATACGCTTCCAGTCTTCGCGGTCGTTGTCGATAACTTCATTTTTTGCCCAGCGATGGATGCTGCCGTCAATGTTTCCGGCATCCACATCACCAGGCCAGAGAGCGTAGGCCAGTTCGTCATCCAGTGTTTTCCATGTCTGCTTGTATTCGCGATGAGTGGCAGCAATGACCGGGTTGATTTTTCCTGTTGAATTTTCAGTGTGCTGTTGATTGGCTCTGGCGCGGGCGAGATCAACAACAGACGTGTATTTTCCGGTTTCCTTGCGTTCATTTTCGCGACGTTTTTTCCAGATGCGCATCTCTGCCTGAATTTCGGGCCATTTAGCTCCAGGATTACATTTATGTTTAACCCACCCGATGGCATGCAGCTTAAGCTCCGGATACATGGCGTTAACTTCTGGCATTTTCATCAACGCTTCAACGATATGTCCGTCGAATGTTGCCATGTCTTCCTGCAACAATTCCTGCGCGCTAATCACCATATCAACGGTGATGTTTTCACATGTGTCGAACTTAACCATGACAGCGTTCTGTACTTCAGGGGCCAGCTTGTCAAAAGTGACGTTCATCGGATCTGATTCAGTCTCAACCGGGACAAAGGAAGCAGACTCCTCATCCCAGCGGTTTTCCTGCATATATTCAGCATCCCAGGAATCGAGGGCAGGGCGGGGTATACCGGGTTTATCCTCGCAAACAAGAAATTTATAAGCGCAGTCCTGAGCAACCGGATAATGTTCCAGGAATTGCCAGTGAAATTTTGCGCGGGCGCGACGTTCATCACCGGCTTCAATGGCAGTGGCTACAGCGATTGCACCTTCTTCCTTTATTGCCTGTTCGTCCGGAATGGCGGCGCAAATAAAGACTTTACTCATTTTGTTTTAACCTCATGACAGATTTAAGGGTGAACAAATCCCTGCCATTGCTGGCATATAAGAATGAAATCGGATGTTTATTACGGAACTGTTTTAAAGACCTGCCGGGATTTCGTTATTATCCTGGTGAATAACTTTATCGACAGGGTAACAGTTACCGGGAATTTTCTGTTCGGTTGCTGCAGTCACACACTCCTGCATTGTCCTGTGAACACTGACTGCAATATCAACTGGTTCTCCGGAAACAAGAAAAACTGTCAGAACAAGTGCAAATGCTGTATTCATTGCCAGCATCCTTTTTGTATCGGACGTAAACGGGCCAGCATTGAAAGAATGCATACTTTATTTAATAGCTCCCGTTCTTGTTTTCTCTTGTTAATGGCATCTTCAGTAAATACTGGGTTACTGATAGTGACACCAATTTCAAAACAACCTTCAGACGTATTAACGTTTGGTAATAACGTTTTCATTATCGCGTCCTCAACAATGAATTTTGTGATGCAGTGCCTGGTGCCTCCAGGTGACGTTAACCAGTTAACAATTAACGTCGGATACAGAGAATCCACCCATAACACTGTTTTTGGTTTTAACTGTTCCGCGTGCGCTCAGCCGCATTCACCGCATCACAAAATTCACTTTAAAAACGGCGGCAGAGCAGTCACGGAGTAAAACTGATACCGCCAAACGTCACCAGAAAATTGATAACAGAGGGCGTTGCAGCGGGGTTGTCACTTAAGCGTATGGTCAACCTGACAACCCGGTGTCCTCAACGGGGAAGGAATAACCCCGCCATACTTACCGCCGCGCCATTTCGCGGGTTGCCACAACCGGAAGCGCACGGTCGAATTAAATTTAACGACACCGTACAGTGAGACGAACTTCGCCGTGCGCTTTCGTGTTGTGTGCCTGCTTTTAACCACGTCAGGCGAGGTGGTATCCTTAAAATCACCACAGTTTTAAGGATTCATTAAGCAATGTCGCAACCACCAATAAATCCGCTTAAGAACATGAAAATTGATTACTGGTATAAAGCGCTTACAGTTGTTGGCGCTGCGTTGTTTGTCTTTAATGGAACGTCTTTTTTTGACAGATATCCCGTTGTTCCATTGGGTTTTTTGTCCTCCGGCATCTTTTTTATTGGTTTGGGGGAGTGGATTAATCACCCTCTCAAAGTGAGATTTATTGGTCCTGGAGTTTGGACTCGTGGATATAATCGTTCTTCGTGCGCACTCGGTATCATCTTCGACATACTTGGTTGTTTCCTGATTGTTACAGGAGTCGTCAAGTTCTTCTGATGTAAAACCGCAAATGGGGCACGTAACGGGAATTTTGAAAAGCGTTTCTCCGGGTTCCAGAACAAAATTTTCTGCGGTCTGATTTTGCTTCTCATATTTGTGCTCCGCGTCATTGTGAGAGCACATTCTTATTCTGAGTGCCTGTTTAAACTCACTGAAGCTGAGAGCTTCTTCGCCTTCGGCAAGGCCTTCGAAGTATTCTTCGTAAGCCTTTTCCATGATTGTGTCGAAATCCATATCACTCACCTGAGTTTCTTTCCAGCCAGCGACGGGCACCATTTTCGGTTTTAAACGTTTTGCTTTTGGTATACGTCATCGCGGTGAACGTGCCGTCCTGGTTGGGAAACACGCCGTACACCAGAGATTCGCTGTTGCCAAGATCGATAGTATCCATGCTGACCTCATTTCCCCTTAACGCCGGGGTAGCGGAACAAAAACCTGCTGCATAGTTATTAAAGTTGAACCCTGCCGTCATGTTCTTACGCCTCGGGCTGGCTACTTAACCCCTGACCACTGCCTGGTAACTCGAAGTATTGCCCTGCATTCTGTGGGGCGGGGTGAGGGAATGAATGAAGTTTAGAAAAATGAACATTTAAGGTCAATGTTTTTTTATCAAAACATTTTAAGCAGGCAGCTGTTACGCCATCACTACGATGGCATACAGTTAATCAAATAGATGAGGTTGGTTAAATATCTTGTTGAATTTTAAAGCATACTCCCAATATGCAAGATAGATCATCCAGCATAATTGAAGGGTAGCGAGGATTCGTGGGGACTAAAAGAATATCCGGCCCTTCTATCTCCAGTTTGCGAATGACAGGCGTTGTGGTCCCTTTGGGTAAGGCAAGGACAATATTTCCTGGTTGTACGATTCGATCGGGATCAACAAAAACTGTTGAACCATTTGGGATGGAAACTCCACCACCAGATGTCGACATACTGTCACTCTCTAGAACAACAGCAAAGGTATTGGCCGGGATTTCTCCGACAAGCTGCACACAAGAGGTTATTGAGGAATTTTTCATATAATCACTCCAGCTTGCTGCCTGCTGAAGTGATAGTAGCGGAACCGTTTTTATCGGCGGTAAAGATAGATCAAGCGAATCACCTGTATTTAACTCTCCTCCATTAAGAAGCCAATTTTCGTTTACTTTCAATATCTTTGCCAGTGAGCTTATGTAACGCGAGGACGGCGCTCCTCCACCGTTCATCCATTGACTTACGGAGCCTTTTGATGCGCCAGTGGCATTGACAAGGTCTTTGCCTTTCAAGTTTAGCGCATGCATACGTTGGGTTATGCGTTCAGATATTGTTTGCTTGTTCATGTTTTGATTTTAAAACACAGATGGTTTTGTTTCTTGACTTTCTTTGGTTTTGATTATTAAACTTTTGGCGTTCAGTTTTATGGAGCGAATCATGAAAAAATCAGAAGTATTAGGCTATTTTGGCGGAGTTGTTAAAACAGCCGCCGCTCTAGGAACGTCAAAAACCACAGTCAGCATGTGGGGGGAAGACGTTCCGTGGAAATGGGCGTTGCTAATTCAGGCAGTCACTGCCGGGGCGCTCAAATATGAGTTACACATACCGACGGTTGTCATTCCCGGTTCTGATCATAATCCGCCTTCTAACCAAGGGGGGATTCATGAAAATCAAGCATGAACACATCCGCATGGCGATGAATGCCTGGGCACGTCCTGATGGCGAAAAAGTTCCGGCAGCTGGAATAACCCAGGCTTATTTTGAGTTGGGTATGACGTTTCCTAAACTGTACGACGACAGCCATCCGGAAGCCCTGGCTCGCAATACCCAGAAAATTTTCCGCTGGATAGAGAAAGACACCCCTGATGCAGTTGAAAAAATTCAGGCGTTGTTACCAGCGATCGAAAAGGCAATGCCACCTTTGCTGGTGGCCAGAATGCGCAGCCACAGTTCAGCTTATTTTCGGGAGCTGGTGGAGACGCGGGAGCGACTGGTGAGAGACGCTGATGATTTTGTCGCAGTGGCAATCGCCGGTTTCAATCAGATGAACCGTGGTGGCCCGGCTGGAAATGCTGTGGCAGTACATTGACTGACAATAGCCATATCGAATCGCTTCCGGCAACTCGTGAGTAAAAAGATTCGGTATCAGAAGAGGTGAGTATGGCTAACGCCTGGCTCAGATTATGGCATGACATGCCAAATGACCCTAAGTGGCGAACAATTGCCAGGGTGTCAGGGCAGCCAATTGCAACAGTGATGGCAGTGTATATCCACCTCCTGGTGAGCGCGTCACGAAATGTCACGCGAGGTCACATTGATGTCACGACAGAAGATTTGGCAAGTGCGCTCGACGTGACAGAAGAGGTAATTGATTCAATTTTGCAGACGATGCAGGGGCGGGTACTTGATGGTGATTTAATCACTGGATGGGAAAAACGCCAGGTGCTGAAAGAGGACAACGGTAATATTTCGCAAACCGCAAAATCTCCGGCAGAGCGCAAGAGGGCGCAGCGAGAGAGGGAAAGAAAGCGGGAACAAAATGGCGATTGTCACGGTGAGTCACGAAATGTCACGCACATGTCACGACGAGTCACGACAGATAAAGATACAGATAAAGATACAGATCAAGAAGATCAAAACACTATGGTCCATGGCGTAAAAAACGCCGCGAACCAGGCAGGGGATGTTCAGACCGTCAATCTTGGTCAGCCAGCAGGCACGACACCGGAAGCCGATTCAGCGTATGCGCTGAAAGCCGATTCGGGCGCTGTGCAGCAGGTGATGACCGCAAGGCAGGAGCAATCACACCAACTTCAGCAGCCTGAAGCCGATTCCGCCATTCAGCGGGAAGCCGATCGGGTAGTCCCGGAAAACACCGGGCAGCCTGTGGGACGAGTGGATTATCCTGATGTGTTCGAACAGGTCTGGCGGGAATACCCGTTGCGTGCCGGGGCAAACCCGAAGAAATCCGCTTTCAGTGCCTGGAAGGCCAGATTACGCGAGGGGGTGCCACCAGAGGCCATGCTGGATGGCGTGAGGCGTTACGCAAGATACCTGGCGGCTACCGGGAAAACGGGAACGGAATTTGTTCAGCGAGCGACGACGTTTTTTGGACCGGACCGGAATTTTGAAAACCCCTGGTTGCTCCCGGTAAGCGGTACGAACAACCAGCGTTGTGTGAATCATATTTCTGAACCGGATACCGAAATTCCACCGGGCTTCAGGGGGTAAGTGTGTATTTCAGGTCATGAGGTAATTTTCAGGAGGACTTGTGGCAAAAGTTTTTACACAAGAAGAGCGAGAAAAAATTAAGGGGCAGGTTGTTGAACTTGTACGTCTGAGTGGTCGCGAGACGTTACGGGCTCTGGAGGCTAAAACCGGTGCATCAAGGTATTACATAAGCACTCTCGCCAGAGAGCTGGTTGCCAGCGGCGATGTATACAACTCTGGTTACGGATTATTCCCGTCTGAACAGGCTCGTAAGGACTGGCAAAATGCCCGCAAAAAACTCTCAAGGGCAAAGCTGAAGAAAAAAACATCTGTGGTTGATCCGGACCTTATCTGGTCATTACCTGACGGAGAAATACGTCGCTACGACAGTCGTCTAAACATAATCTGTCGCGAGTGCCGGAAGAGCGAAGTTATGCAGCGCATACTGGCATTTTATCAGGGAAATGTTTGGTATTTATTGAAATGACGAGATTAAAGAGCATTAGTTCAGATATTAATTGACACTTCGGTTGCATAAGACTAGAACTACTGTGATTGGCATCTTTGTACCAAAAACGGACATTACAGTGTATGGTTAATTCTGCCTGTCAAATAACTTACATTCATCAAATGATCGAAATTATGACTTAGCTCAACAATTAGGTTTAGCATGGGTCATATGACTAGAGTGTAGCAACTTTCTGCTATAATTTAATAAGGATAAAAAATGCCAGCTTATGCTAATAAAGGCGGTAATTCGGGTATAGTGTTTTATGAGATTACTCCAGATGCTATCACAGTACAGTTTAAAGATGGATGGAAATACGTTTACGATTCTACAAAACCAGGGGCTTCAACGGTCTCTAGGATGAAAGAGTTAGCCCAGGCTGGGCATGGGCTAAATAGTTTTATTAGTAGTGTGGTTAAGAAAAATTTCTCACGTAAATACCTTTAATTTTAATTGAGGGTGGGAAGGACTATCACCCTCATAATTCTTCACCATTCAATCAAGAGCAATTCAAGGTGATTTGCTCTGTACATAGTCGGTTAGTTAGCACTTCGTAATTTATTGAATAGAAGGCTTTTGGAACAGTATCTTCACTCGTGCTTATCGCCCAGCAGATTTAGCAAGAATAGTCTCGAGCATTTCTGGTACGTTGCCTTTAGCATTGATAGTTGCTGTTCGGTAAGCTAGTTGATTTTTTGAGAGATTGATTCCTGTAAGTGCTTCAATTTCGTTGCAGGCCTTACCCCATTCTACCCAGTTTTCAGACAAAAAAGATTCAAGATGATCCGCAAATATAGCAATATCATTAGTAACTGTTGCAGCTGGAATATAGACTATGCGAAAAGCCATTGGTTGACTACTTCAATGTATCCTGTATCAACAATGAAAATGTCCGTTCTTCGCTCACAGAGTTAGTGCGACAGCTTCGCACCAAGAGCTGACATTGTAATATCCGACAGGCTATTGCCTGTCAGTTAACAGTTACGTGTTATAAAAGGTCAGGCGGGATCCTGACTAGGCGTGTTTAAAGAAGTGCTGGTGGTGAGCGGGTGTTGTGTCCAATTTCCACAGAAAAAAATCTGAGAAACTATACCCAATAGTTGTATTGAATCACTGACGAGACAGCCTCATATTTATCAGGACTGGTGTACTTCCAATTCAGGAGGTTGTCGTGCTGGTTCTCAAATGTGCGCTAGCTATTGCGGCTGTAATGGCAATTTATTGTCTTGCTGTTGTTCTTACGGATCGCCTTTCTGATTGATTTTATATTGGCGAGGTGACGTGAGTTAAGTAGAATTGCTGCGGGTGCTTGAGGCTATCTGCCTCAGGCATGAACACCAACGGCAGATAGAGAAAAGCCCCAGTTAACATTACGCGTCCTGCAAGACGCTTAACATTAATCTGAGGCCAATTTCATGCTAGACACATGTAGGTTAGCCTCTTACGTGCCGGAAGGCAAGGAGAAGCAGGCTATGAAGCAGCAAAAGGCGATGTTAATCGCCCTGATCGTCATCTGTTTAACCGTCATAGTGACGGCACTGGTAACGAGGAAAGACCTCTGCGAGGTACGAATCCGAACCGGCCAGACGGAGGTCGCTGTCTTCACAGCTTACGAACCTGAGGAGTAAGAGACTAGGCGGGGGAGAAATCCCTCGCCACCTCTGATGAGTCAGGCATCCTCAATGCACCCGCGCTTAACCCGCTTCGGCGGGTTTTTCTAGCATCTATCTGGTTGACAAAGTCGATGTTAAATGGAAATATGGTTGACACCAAAACAACAAGGATATTACGGTCATGCAGAATTTATCTCAACAGTTGTTAGAAGCATATGACAAGGAGTGCCGCAAAGAGCTTTCGATCGCGTTAGCACAGGCTTATCTTCATTCGCATATGAAGGCAAAAGAGTTTGGTTCTTTTTGGGCTCAAGCACAGTCATATTTGCGCTGGTTTTATGCCGATGCATTGCTTGAGAATGCGGCTAAGCGTGTGGGGCTGGATTTTGAAGTCGGTAGCAATGCTGCTAAAAATTGTAAACACATTGCGATTCACTCGAACAACTGGAAAATGACGGCACATCATTTATCGGGTAATGCGCCACTTCCTAAGCAGGCATTGTATAGAGCTGTTTACGCTAATCAAAATTATGAATTGAATTTTGGGGATGAAAATGCCGACTCCCTGGATGGGAGAGCGTCTGGTGGACATGTTTATATGTTACATGATGGCAGTAATCAGCACTTGTCCAAACTGAATTTAACTGTTCCTTCTTCGGATAATTACGGGATTCTTTATACTGAGTCTTTACCAATTATGACGATGGTAGAAGTTGAAGCAGAAAATGTGGATTCTGAGATTGAAGATAAAATCAAGATTCTTACCGAACAAATAATTAAATCACAGCAATCATGAGCATGAATATCGCACAAACACCATTTACTGATAAATCGTTTAATCCTCGTCGCCTTGAGGAGGCAAGAGAGGCAAAAGGGTTGACGATGGCTGAACTTGCCAGAGTGCTCAATATTTCAAGACAAGCTATTTCGTCATTTGAGAAGGGGTTGAAGTCTCCCTCTGCTGATACACTTTCTGCAATAGCCAAGGTGTTAGGATTTCCAGAACGATTTTTCTTAGCCTCCAGTGCTTCTCCATCTCTGGAGGGGGCGATTCATTTTAGAAGTCGTTCAACTGCGACCAAAAAGGCTCGAGTTACAGGGAAAACACGTGGGCGTTGGGCGGCATTAATATTGGATGAATGTCTAAAATATGCTCAATTACCAGATGTGGTTCTGCCTGAATTCGATATTATTGATTTTGAGGTTCTGTCTCTATCTGATATTGAGGATATGTCCACCCAATTAAGGCGTTTTTGGGGGTTAGGTGATGGTCCAATACTCAATTTAACTAGACTTGTTGAAAATAAAGGAATCGTGGTTTCTCATTTACCTTCTGGTGAGAAAGTTGATGCCTTTTCGTTCTGGCATAATGGGCGGCCTTTAATTATGTTAGATAGCTCGAAGACGGCTGTTCGCATGCGATTTAGTCTTGCTCATGAACTTGGCCATTTAATTATGCATAGGGCAGTGGAGGATGACTACCTGAATGATAAAGAATTATTCGACCTGGTGGAGTTGCAGGCCGATTATTTTGCCTCCAGCTTTTTAATGCCAGCCACCACTTTCGGGCGTGAATTTTATAGTCCAAATTTATCAGCGTTAGAACGATTAAAACTACGTTGGATTACATCTATCGGTAGTATTGCCATGAGGAGTCATAGCCTTAAGTTAATCAGCGATAATCAGAAAAGCTATATATTTAAGCAATTAGCGCCATTCCATCGTAGGGAGCCGTTAGATGATGCAATCCCAAAAGAAGAGCCTGAGTTACTTAATAAGTTACTTTTACTTCTTGATAAGCATTCAATCATAAAGGTAACTGAGTTAACTGATATCTTTGCTCTTCCCTTAAATGAGTTATCTGCAATTACACGATTTAAAGAATCAGATATGATTCATTCTGACAATGTTATTTCATTTACCATAAAACAAAAATAATTCTCATTCATACCCGCCTCGGCGGGTTTTTGTTTTACGTATTCTGGTTTACAATCCACAGGCCAGCCTGAACAACTGGCACCTGCTGCGCCAGCAGAGACAACCGATGGCGCACGATACCAAATTACACAATTCTGATGATTCTGCCGTCTTTGCCAGCAGGCACGGACGGCGCTCTCACGCATTTAAATCTGATTGGTACCAGCATCCCCCATGCACTGAAGAACAGGCCGAATGGCTGATTCATTCTTACCGCAGGCGCGGGTTCGAGGTTAAGAAAGTTCTCAGTCTCGACTATCGGCACTGGATAATCTCTGTCAGGCTGCCTTATTCCGAACGCCCACCACGTGCGTCCCGCACTTTCCAGCAACGGATCTGGAGGTAACGTGCGGGTATTACTTAGACCTGTTCTGGTGCCAGAGCTTGGGCTGGTGGTCCTTAAACTAGGCCGTGAATCCATGCCGGTATTCCACAATACCCGGGTACTGGTGGAGCCGGAACCGAAAAGCATGCGTAATCTGCCGTCCGGGGTCGTTCCTGCCGTTCGCCAGCCGCTGGTGGAAGACAAAACATTGCTGCCGTTTTTCAGTAACGCACGGGTGATTCGTGCTGCTGGTGGTGCTGGTGCATTGTCTGACTGGCTGTTGCGCCATATTAAATCCTGCCAGTGGCCGCACGGCGATTATCATCACAGCGAAACCGTCATTCACCGTTATGGTACCGGCGCAATGGTGTTGTGCTGGCACTGCGACAACCAACTGCGTGACCAGACATCCGAATCACTCGAGCAACTTGCTCATCAAAACCTGTCAGCATGGATGATTGACGTCATCGGTCACGCAATAAGCGGTACGCAGGAGCGTGAATTATCTCTGGCTGAATTATCCTGGTGGGCGCTCCGCAATCAGGTGGCGGACGCGCTACCGGAAGCGGTATTACGTCGTTCGCTGGGATTACCAGCGGAAAAAATCTGCTCGGTGTACCGCGAGAGCGACATCGTACCGGGAGAGCAGACCGCCACCAGCATATTGAAACAACGCACAAAAAATCTTGCACCGTTGCCTTACGCCCACCAGCAACAAAAACCACCACAGGAAAAGACGGTGGTAAGCATCACCGTTGATCCAGAGTCTCCGGAATCTTTCATGAAGCTGCCTAAACGTCGCCGCTGGGTTAAGGAGAAATACACACGTTGGGTTAAGACACAGCCGTGTGCTTGCTGCGGTATGCCAGCCGACGATCCGCATCATCTGATTGGTCACGGGCAGGGCGGAATGGGAACAAAAGCACATGATCTCTTTGTGTTGCCTTTGTGCAGAAAGCATCACAACGAGCTGCATACGGATACAGTGGCATTTGAAGAGAAGTATGGCTCCCAACTGGAGCTGATATTTCGTTTTATCGATCGCGCGCTGGCAATTGGCGTACTGGCGTAAGTGGATAACGAGCATGAACCTTGAAGCCTTACCGAAATATTACTCCCCGAAATCTCCAAAACTGAGCGATGACGCACCGGCGACAGGCTCTGGTGGTTTAACAATTACGGATGTAATGGCAGCGCAGGGGATGGTGCAGTCGAAAGCACCACTTGGGTTGGCCTTATTTCTGGCAAAAGTTGGTGTTCAGGACCCTCAGTTTGCGATTGAAGGCCTGCTAAATTACGCGATGGCACTGGATAACCCGACATTGAACAAATTGAGTGAAGAAATCCGGTTACAGATTATTCCTTACCTCGTGAGTTTTGCCTTTGCTGATTACTCCAGGTCTGCGGCAAGTAAGGCTCGCTGTGAGCATTGTTCAGGTACGGGATTTTATAATGTATTGCGCGAAGTGGTGAAACACTACAGACGCGGGGAATCTGTAATCAAGGAAGAATGGGTGAAGGAACTATGTCAGCATTGCCATGGTAAGGGCGAAGTCAGCACAGCGTGCAGAGGGTGTAAGGGTAAAGGGATTGTTCTGGATGAAAAAAGAACCCGGTTTCATGGCGTACCGGTATATAAGATTTGTGGGCGTTGTAATGGAAACCGGTTTAGTCGTTTACCGACCACGCTGGCACGACGTCATGTCCAGAAGCTGGTACCAGACCTGACCGATTATCAGTGGTATAAGGGGTATGCGGACGTCATTGATAAACTGGTAACAAAGTGCTGGCAGGAAGAAGCATACGCGGAAGCGCAATTGAGGAAGGTGACGAGATAAATGATTTTTGCTGAAGATGGCGACATGATGTTTGCATTTTTCAAAAAACATGGATAAGATTTTCTCAACGATGGGCTTTGTGTATCCGACGTTTAGAAAAAAGTAGAAAACCCGCTGATAAGCGGGTTTTTGTGCTTTAAATGGGGCAATAGAGATATTGAATCTCATCCCGGGATAAACATTGGGAGTTGAAGGTCCACGCGAACCATTTATCCGGCAAAATTCCACGCGTAATCCTGTGGTAATTTCTTCTGCATCTCGAAGATTGAGAGCTGAAACGTGAAGCTGGGCATCGATACGCCATCGGATGGGAATATAAGACCTTTGCTGCTTTTGTAGTCAAAGTTTTTGACAATTCCTGTCATTTTAGGGGACAGAAAAACTCCTTAATACTGATAACCTGGTGCACCATACACACGTTCCTGGAGAAAACTACTTTGTTGATAGGGTTGAAGGTGGCTGGATGTCTAAAATAAACATTGCTTCATATGTTCAACTATGAGTTAATGACTGCGTCGGTTTGAAGAACAGACGATATACGAAGTAGTTTACTAAAGCAGTTCTCATTTCAGGTGTTATTCACTTATTCCTTCTTTGAGTCTCTCCAATTAAGTACGAAGTCGTTTCTGTTATGCAAACCATTTATGCCGAAAGGCTCAAGTTAAGGAATGTAGAATGTCAAATAAAATGACTGGTTTAGTAAAATGGTTTAACGCTGATAAAGGTTTCGGCTTTATTTCTCCTGTTGATGGTAGTAAAGATGTGTTTGTGCATTTTTCTGCGATTCAGAATGATAATTATCGAACCTTATTTGAAGGTCAAAAGGTTATCTTCTCTATAGAGAGTGGTGCTAAAGGTCCTGCAGCAGTAAATGTCATCATTACTGATTAAAATTCATCGCTCGTCTGTATACGATAACGAAGAAGGCTGATGCCTGAGTAGAGATACGGACAGAGTAGTGAATATTGGATCTCTTTAATAAAAAGTAAGGAGGTCCAATACATGAAACAATGGCCAGCATATTTGGCAAAATCTTAATCAGGAAAAGTATGCTAACCATTGTGGTGAAGTGCAGGTTTGCTGCATGAATAGTTTTACAGCAGAAGCTAACTGCTGGCATGGCAAAACAAAGTGCGTAAGTGGATGACTCCCACAAAAAGCACCACAATCTCAAACCCGCTCAGGCGGGTTTTTTATTATCTGCTTTAAATATATTATTAAAATATAAAAAATACTTGTTGCTAATAA